GTCTTGTATCAATACCACTAATAGCTGATATTTGACTTAATGTAAGCGGTTGTCCTGAAAAAGTTCCGGTTGATAGATTAATCCCAGAACCACTTGTAATAGATATAGGATTGTATTGATGTGGTAAACTACTCATAACGTTATATCTTCCATTCCAGCTGTTCTTAATTTAACTACGTGACCCATTTGCCATTGTTTGACATCTAGTCCTTTGATGATACCTAACCAACGATTACGTAGTAGTGCAACTTCATTGATTAGTGTTTCATAATCAATTACTTCCTGCTCACCATCTACATACTTTTCAGCATCACGACTTGTCAATACTCTATTATACGCCTCTAGGTATTTTTGAAAATGTTTTCGGCGAATTTTCCGTAATTGAATTTCAAGAAAGTTAAGCACAGCCTCAATCTCTTGTAACTGATTGAAACGGTGCTCGGTGATACCGGGTAAAGCGGAAATGTTCTTTTCAAGATTACCTTGAATTTTTACATCAGCTTTACCAGAAGATAATTCATTCTCGTAATAAGAAATGAAGTCAGGCAATACTGTTATGTCACTACTGACACGTGAATACCAATGTGCTGACATTTAATTCCAATCGTCATCGTGGTCAGTGTCTTCTTCGTAATCTTCGTATTCTTCTTCTACATCATGCTGATCGGCATAATATTTAAGTGCAATACCGATATCTTTGTCGCCTCTGAATGCATCTTTGATATCTTCTGGCTCATAGTTATTTTCAATGAGTAACGTAATTAAAGAATCAGCGGCATCACTACGATCATTCAAATCAATATGACCACGAATTGTATCCCAAACTTCTGCTACAAATTTTAAATCGCTCATGCTTCAGCTTCCTCTTCTACTACTTCAGTTGTTGGTGTTTCAGTTTTCTTACTATACTCTTCCATTACTTTGTCTAAACAGTTATCAGTATTTGCTTCCCATGCTTTACGAAACTTCTTAATAATTTCACCATCAAGTGTTGTATATACTAAACTGTTACCTTCTTTCTTAACTAATCCAGCACCTTCAATCATATCAAGCAAGCCACTGTATGGGCTCATGCCTGTTTCATATGGAATCTTAACTTGTACACTTTCAAAAGGTTTAGCATAACGTGTTTTCATAATCTTACATGCCGCACGAATTCCTCGTACTTCAGTGATCTTATTGCCATCTTCATCTTCTTTAAGTTTCAATTTCTTCATAGCAACAAGAATACTACTTGCATAAACAAAGCCTTGACCACCAGATACTTTATCATCTGGATCAAACATATCCTGACTTGCGTATGTATGATTAGTTGCGACTAATCCAATGTTCAAATTACCGAACATATTAACGCAATTGCGAACAAGTGCAGCTAGTGCTTTAGGCTTACGACCCATGTCACCTTTCATGTCACCTGCCTCAAACTGATTTACATCAGTCGGTGTTAGCATCATACCCAAACTATCAATAATGAATAAGACTTTAGGTCTATCTTCAGATGCTAGTGTTTTGTAGTCTGATACAAATTTTGTAATTGTTTTGGCTACGTCATCAATCATAGCCATATTCAATTTCAACAGTTTTTCTTCCGACGTATCCACGCCAAGATTGTGCAGCCACGTTTCATCCAGGGCGTTCTCTGAGTCAATGAGTACAACATAGATACCTTGTTGTTGTGCATGTCTGACCAGATTGCCTGAACAAATGTAGCTTTTTCCACTGCCAGATTCTCCAGCAAAAACAGTAACTTTGCCCAAAGGCACACCTTTGTTAAAATCACCACTAATAAGATAATTGAGTGCATAATTTCCTGTACTGATCCAGTCGGTCGGATCATTAAACCCTATACTTAGTCCCTCAATAGACTTAGATATATCTTTTCTAAACTTACTAATATCAAACGGCTTAACCAATTTGTTCCCCTTTTCAATTGTATATATTACCTATGCATACCATTAGTGTACACACTTATTGTTTGTTTGTCTAGTAACTCGGGACAATTTTCTGCAATAGTATCAATTTCCCAATCTTGTGGGAAATGTCTTAATGCACCTCTTGCCCTGTCACGTACTATGCTTGGTACCCTCGGAGTTTTTCCTGGGTCACAAAGTTCTTCCAGTAGTTTCTTACCTTGCTTGATGGCTCGGTATCTTTCATCACTCGTTGTCATTTTAAATTCCTTTATGCTCTTTCTTGCAATTAATACCATGACCCCAACGAAAATACAGTTGTTTTGGCATTGATTTATTACAATTTTCACAAAACAATTGATGCTCAGGACGATTGACTGGATTATTTTTACCCCTCATTGATTCTTTCCATTCAGGAGTTCTTTCAATTCCATACATAGGATTATTTTTACCTGATCTACATTTTCCAAAAAAGGGATTTTTTTCACCTGACATTCTTTCTGATTGTTTTTTTCTCCATTCGGAACGTTTCATGTAGTGATTTAGTTTTTGTTGTTCGGTTGCTTTCCAACCTGAATTACCCTTTCCACCTTCGCTTCTATTTCGTAAAATACCTGTATTAATATCTTTTCTACCAAATAACTTAATTAACATGCTTTCATATATGAAAGCATCGTTTTCATTCAGGTCACTTACTAAAATTATTATTCTACTCCTATCAGGAGGTGGTCTTATTTCATTATTGCATTTAGAATAGGCTCGTTTTCCTGAACCTTTTCCAATGTAATAAGGTGAATAATCTTCCCTAAGGTAGGAGTAGATATAGAACATTATTTCCCTATCTTTAATTACGCAGACGCCGCTTTTCTAGCTTTAATCATTGCTAGAATATCTTGTGCTTTGTCACTACTAGGAGCTGATTTAGGAATTGATATAGGAGTTGATACTGCCTCTGGCTCGTCATCTGCTACGGGTGCTGTTGCGGGAGAGGATGCGTTTTGTGAATTTCCCTCTGATTGTTTATCCGCGGTTGAACCTGCAGGTGCTTCTAAACCATATGGTCTGTAATAGTTACCCCAACGCTCATTGTCGTAAGGTTGACCATCAACTGATGCCTCAAACATTTCTTTGATAATACGCAATTCAGCTTCGCCAGGTTTCTTTGGTAAGAAATCTGCCAATGTGAATAGTCCATGACTATCAATTGCTGCTTGTTCTGCCTCTGTTAGAGCAGTTTCTCTACGTGCCCAATTACTAGTTGAGTAATCGGCATAACCACCTTTGCTTGTCTTCTTAATATTGAAGTCAAGACCACGCATGTAATCTGTTGGTGTCTCTAAGATCTCAGGATCCATTAGACCAGATTTAATGATTGGGATGATTTGTGGGCTGATGATGAATCTACGAATAGGATTCGCAGGAGTCTTGTCATCGCCTAATGGGTTTTGACGAACAAAACCTTGAAACAAATAACTACGTTTCTTCCAGTACTTATTTGCCATTTCTTTTAGTGACTCATCTTTATACCAAGGACGAACTTCAGCTAAGATTGGACATGTTAATGATGCATCGTACATTTCAATACATGGAACTTGTACAACTACTTGTTTAACATTTGAATCACCTTTCACACCATTGAATGGTAATTTGATGATTTGTTTTTCAACCCAAAAGAATGTGTTCTTGTTATCAGCATCGGGTAAGAAACGAACTGTGGCTGTTGTGCCTTCATCCATATTCCAATGTGCGTAAACTGAGTTGTCTGATTGTTGGTTGCTTGATGAACCTGTTGATTTGTTTTCTTGTGCCGCAATACGTGCACGAATTTCGCTTAGACTTGCCATAATATATTTTCCTTTAATAAAATTGAGATGGTCTCTTGTTTAATATTCGCCACTCACCACGAGTGACTAACACAGAAGCTATTATAGCGAATAATAACCTCTCCGTCAATGTATTTATGCCTAATTAGGTAAAATTATTCTTTTTACGGGCATTCTCGCATGCCTTACTACCTATGTGTCTAGGGTAGTTAGTTTTACCCTTACCTTGCTTACCACACTCAGCACATTGCCAATGTTCGGTTTCTAACCGTTTTAGCATG